TGGCAGCTCGGCACGGAGTTGCATGGCCGACCATGCGGGTCTGGATGAGTCGCTGGCGGAAGTCAGGAGAGGTGCAGACCATGAAAGCAGCCGCAACATGGGAGGACATCAGCTCCCTTACACCGTGGGACAAGAACCCCAGGCACAACGCCGAAGCCATTGAGCAGGTGAGGAAGTCCATCGAGCGCTTCGGTTTCAGCTCTCCCATCATCGCCCGCCAGCAGGACCGGGTGATCATCGCAGGGCATACCCGGCACCAGGCAGCGCTGAAGATGGGCCTCGATAAAGTGCCGGTGCGCTTCCTTGACCGTGCCGCTGCTCAGGCTCGGGCGCTGGCTCTGGCTGACAACAAGCTCGGTGAGGTGGCCGAGTGGGATGACGGGATGCTCGCTGAAGTGCTGGCCGAGCTGGAGGCCGAGAGCGTTGACCTTGATGGTCTGGGCTGGTCTGATGAGGAGTTGGCCGCGCTGCTTGAAGCTCCAGACGATGACTCCGCCCCAGCATCGGAGCCCGACACATCCAGCGACGACACCATCCCTGATGAGACCCCTGCCATCACCCAGCCCGGTGACGTAATCACCATCGGCAGACACACGCTTCACTGCACCGACTGTGTTGGCTTCCTTAAGACCCTCGACGACAACAGCATCGACGCCATCGTCACCGACCCTCCGTATGGAATCGGGTTCATGGGCAAGGGCTGGGACAGCGCAGTTCCGGGTGATGTCTACGCAGCCGAGTGTCTCCGGGTGCTGAAGCCCGGTGGTCATATCATCGCTTTTGCTGCGACGAGAACGATCCACCGGATGACGGTCAACTTGGAGGATGCTGGGTTTGAGATCCGCGACCAGATCTCATGGCTCCAGTGGCAGGGTTTTCCGAAGAGTCACGATGTCAGCAAGGGCATTGATGCGAAGCTGGGACGAGCCGAGGATCGGCTCGTGGTTGGCGAGAAGACGAAGACACACAGCCACACCAAGCCTTATGCGGGCGAAGGTCGCGATGGTGAAGCCTGGGGCCAGGCGCGCCTCTCCATCACCGCCCCAGCCTCACCCGAAGCGAAGCAGTGGAGCGGCTGGGGAACAGCCCTCAAACCTGCCCAGGAGCCCGCTGTGCTCGCCCGCAAGCCCCTGGAGGGCACGGTGGCCGAGAACGTGCTCAAGTGGGGTGTGGGCGCGGTGAACGTCGACGGGTGCCGGTATGCGGAGGGAGATGCTTCCTGGCCGGGGCCGAGCGGTGAGGTCCAGAGCATGGTGGGTCAAGTTCGCGGAGGCTCTGCGGGTCTGGGTGAGGTGATGGGCGGCTCGGTCGTTGTCAACCCACCGAGCCCGCTGGGTCGCTGGCCCGCCAACATCTTCGCCTGCCCGAAGCCTGCACGTGGTGAGAAAGAGGCAGGCATGGAGGATGCACCGAAGCAGGGCTCCGGGGTCGGAGCCCTGCGCGACAATGGGCGCGGCAAGCTCGCAGCCAACATCCACCCGACCGTCAAACCCGTGCGCCTGATGCGCTGGCTGGTTCGATTGGTCACTCCGCCAGGCGCTACAGTGCTGGAGACCTTCGGAGGCAGTGGGACCACTCTGATCGCAGCAGAGCGTGAAGGAGTGACCTGCATCGCTACGGAGTTGGAGCCGAAGTACTGCGACATCATCCGAGCCCGACTGACTCATGCTGTGGAGGGCAAGTGAGGCGAACCCGATGCACCAAGGCCATCTGCCGCGAGGCCGAGAAGGCTGCTGCGCTTGGATTGTCTCACCCGCTGATTGCGAAGTTCATCGGCGTTCATCATTCGACTATCTACAATTGGATTGAGCGCGGTCAACGCGAAAGGGCTGGGATCTATTTTGAGTTTTCCGAAGCAGTAAAGAGAGGAGAGGGCAAGTGCGCAGCCCTCAACATGGCGACCATCCAGAAGGCAGCAAGGGGTGGACAGTGGACCGCAGCCGCTTGGGTGATGGAGCGCCGCTTTGGCTACAGCGTGGGCCTTGAGGCCGAGCCCGCACCGATTGAGGATGCTGCCGAGGAAGGGCCGGACCACTGGCAGACTGAGCAGGGACTCGCGGACCTGGCGGCAGACCTGGAGCAGCTCGGCCCCGATGTGCTCGCTCGCATCGCAGGCAGTCACCCGCGAGTACGTGAGCTGCTCGTCGAGTCGCTGAAGGGTGAGGGCTGATGCGACTGCTCTCCGCTGCCGCATCGACCCGGAGACGCAGCCCGCTGTGGACCTACACGCACGCCAGAGCAGGATGGGGCGGGATGAGCCCTCCGCAGTCAGAGTTCCATCGCAGCCAGGAGCGCAAGCGCTTCCTGCGATGGCCGAACCAGACCGGCAAGACACGCTCTGGAGCAGCCGAGGCGTGGTGGCATGCGCTCGGTGACCATCCATTCCGCGACGTGACACCAGCGCCGAACATCGGCTCGATACTCTGCGCTGACTTGAAGAACGGATGGAGCAAGCTCAGCCAGAAGCTCCGCGAGGTGCAGCCCGATGGCATCCTGCATCCAGAGTGCAGCTTCGACGAGGCCAGGGGCTATTACTTCCGAGGGAAGCGCGGTATCGGCCTGCTTAACGGATCGTTAATACAGGCGTTCGGCTCGGAGCAGCCGCTAACTGCGCTGGCGTCGGATACCGTCGACTGGCAGTGGGTAGACGAGCCTCCGAAGCGGTCGCACTGGGGCGAGTTCAGGCGCTCCGGGTATGCGAAGCGTGCATCGTGCTGGGTCACACTCACTCCCATCGGCAGGCCCGTCGAGTGGTTGCGGGACATCGTGAGCGGCAACCCGCAGCAGGGGCATGCAGCCCTTGAGCCGGACTGGTTCGAGCTGGTCGGCAAGCTCGATAAGGAGCACTGCCCGCATCGCAGTCAGCAGAGCATCGACGAGCAGATCGCCGAGACTGACGCTCTCGACCGAGGCCAGCGCATCGAAGCACGGTGGCAGGGCTTTACAATCGCCCGCAGGATTCCGGGCTTCTCCGAGATGAACATCATCGACGACGAGGAGGTTGAGAGCCTTCAGATCGAAGAGGTCGCGCTCGGTGTGGACTGGGGTGAGGTGGTCGGCAACACCGTCTGGTACTTGGTCGGGTGGACGGGCTCCGCTGCCTACGTGCTCGGTGAGTGGTCGCCTGGATCGAGAATGACGGAGGCCGAGGAAGTCCGCGCGCTGAGGAAGCAGCTGCTCATCCCATGGGGCGTGGACTTCGATCAGATTGCAGTGGCACGCGGTGACTCCAACAGCGCTGGCCGTCGTGGCATCGCCTCGACCGTCAACCAAATGGTGAACCGGGCCATTGCTCGCGAGCTTGGCAGGAGCCGCCCGCCCTTCGAGCTGAGGCCGCCCTACAAGGGACCGGGCTCGGTGAGGGCACGGGCTCGCATCCTGTCCAGCGCTTGCATCGAGGGCCGTCTCTACGTGCACCAGGACTGCCAGCGGCTCATACACACCCTGCGTCACTGGATGGGTGAGAACAACGACCTCAAACACCCGTTTGATGCAGCGGGGTACATACTGGAGCACTATTTGAGCCCGGTCACCCGCTCCGGCACTACTCAAACCCTGGTGAGATGATGAGCAGCTACTACGGCACCCTTGCGAGATCCCCGCGCGTTCAAGAGCAGCTGCTCCGAGACCGCCTCCTGAGAGGTCGGCATGAGCCGGATGTCGAGAGAGAGATCGCCAAGGACTACGCTCCCGAGATTGCGGCAGAGCTCCAGATCAACCCTGACCCATCAGACAACCTCTTCCTTGCGACGATGAACCAGCTCGCGGTGTCCTACGACAGCGCTCCATCGGTCCAGGTCGAGGGTGTCGAGGATGCCGACGACCTCGCCCCCATCATCCCACCGAAGCTGTGGCCGCTGTGCCAGGAGCGCGACCTCATCCAGCGCGGTGTCCGCGAGTGCTTCATGCGCCTCGACTGGAGCACCGACGAGGGCACCGATGCTGTGAGCTATCGCGTGGTGTCTCCGGGCTACGTCATCAAGGCCGAGGCGGACGCCAGCCGACCAGACCGCCCGGTCTGCCTCACCGAGTACCGCCTCCGCAGGCGAGATGGTGAGCAGCGCGAGACCTATGAGACGTGGGACATCCGCGACCCTGCCGCGCCCATCTTCCGCATCGAGGAGGAGGTCGATGGCGAGCGGGTCGACATGACTGCGACCTATACGGAGTCGACGGACTACCCGTACCGAGATGAGCAGGGTGAGCCGATCCTGCCCTACGTGCTCTACCATGCGCGCCTGCAGGACCGGCTGTTTGACTACATGAGCGGTGTCGAGCTGGTGCGCGGTACGCTCCGCCTCTGTGTCGGCTGGACCGCCTGGTGGGATGCCTTCAACAACGCCAGCAGCCCGCAGCGGATCTCAATCGACCTCCAGCCCCCAGCCGGAAGCGCTCGCACGCTGGCAGGCTCCCGCAATATCGACACCATCACGACGAGCCCGAAGACCATCCTCAAGTTTGAGAGCACCAGGGATAGCGCTGGCCGCATCGACACCTATCCTCCTGGCATGGCCCCGATGGAGGGCGTCGACGCGCTCAGAGCCTACGGTGAGCGCCTTGCTGTCTATGCTGGCCTGAACCCTGGTGACCTACAGGTGACCGGCGGCCAGCAGTCCGGTATCGCCATCATCGTCAGCCGAGACGGACAGCGACGAGCACAGGCGAAGGCTGAGCCGGTCAACCGTGACGGTGATGCACAGCTCCTTGCGACCGCAGCACGCCTCGCCAACGCCTACGGAGGCACCTCCCTGCCGACCGACGAGCGCGCCTATTCGGTGCAGTATGCGCAGCTCGGATTGAGCCAGCAGGAGCGCAAGGTGCTGATCGAGAACGTCGAGAAGGAGACCGCGCTCGGCTTGGTGTCCCGTGTGACCATGGCGAGGCGTCTGAACCCGGGCCTCGACAGCGACGAGGAGGCCATCACCTTCCTGGTCGACCAGCAGTTGCAGGAGCGAGCGCTGGCCGCTGCGCTCGCTGAAGTCGACGAGGCAGAGCAGGACGTCCCCGGAGCCGTTGCCGAGGTCGGTGCGGCCCGTGAGATGCTTCGCAGCGGTGCGGTGGATGTGGCTGCTCTTGACGAGGCCCTCCTCGCCATCCTTGCCGAGCTCGGTGGTGAGGATGACCAGCCGGCCATCATCGACGGTGAGGAGTAGATGGCGAGCTACAAGCCACCCGCAGCGGTCGCCAGCGCAGCCCGTCGGGCGCTCGACATCCGTGCAAGCCTGCCACCTTCGAGGAGAGCAGGCACACCGGTCGGCATCCGTCGAGCAGGTCAGCTTGCAGCACGTCAGGCAGTGAGCCTCGACACCATCAAGCGCATGGTGAGCTTCTTCGCTCGTCATGGCGCATCACCCGGAAGCGCCAAAGCACGACGCGACCGGACCAGTAAAGCGGCGCAGGCTTGGGGACTGTGGGGCGGCAACGCCGGACGGTCCTGGGCTCGTCGCATCCTACGACAGCAGGAGCCCCAATCATGAGCGACGAAACCACACCGACCCCGGCACCGGCCCCGGTCGCATCTCCGCCCGACACATCCCTCCGCGACTCCCTGCGAGCCGTCTCCGCTGAGCGGTCCAGACTGGCTGGTGAGCTGAAGGCGGCACAGGAGCAGCTTGCCAAGATGCAGGCCGACCTCAAGAGCACCACGGCGCGGCATGGACAGGACATGCACCTCATGAGCGCTGGCATCACCAGCAAGCGGGGCCGTCGTGCCATCCGTCGAGAGTATGCCGATGCCCTGAGCGAAGTGGCCGAGGGTGGCGAGGCTCCGGGGTTTTCTGAGTTCGTTGGTGAGCTTCGAGAGGACCCACTCTTCGGTCGGTGGTTTTCCACAGCTGCGGATAACCCTGTGGAGAAGTCAGCCGAGCCAGCTACCAAGCCCGTCAAGCCGAAGCGCAAGCCTGCCAGCAACCCCAACGCAGGGACCACGGCACCCAAGGCACCAGGCGCGGCGGTGGATCTGAAGGCATACAGCGCCAGCCGGAACCAGCTCGGCAGGCGCGGAGCGATGGCCGCGAACATGGAGCAGCTCGTCAAGCAGGGCAGCATCCACCCGGACACCCTCGCTCGCTTGAAAAGCAAGGGGATAGTGTCCTGATCTTGCTATAGTGGCTGTATCTCGGCTGGCGGTCCGATATCCGCCCCTTCGCAAGTCCAGCGACACGGACAACGAACCCGAACCAACCGAGATAAATCATGGCTTCAGTTTCTCAGGCAGGACTCACCGCAGACGGTGGCCTTGTCGCAGCAGTACTCTCCGACCTTGTTCTTGAGCAGCTCTATGATCCGACGGATCTGTCCGCGCTCATGACCTTCGTGCCGTTTGGCTCCGAGGGTTCCGGCTCCATGGATGTCACTCAGGACGCTGTCCCCGGTGCCTTCGCTGCTCGCACCAACGAGACGACCGGCGGCATCTCTGACAGCACCTACGGCACCAACGAGTTCACCCTCTCCCCCGTCGGCTACTCGCGCAAGTACAGCATGACCGACCTGGTGCCCATCTCCGGTGGACCCATCCAGATCGACCGGGTTGCTGCCAACCTGACCGCTGGTGTCGCTCTCACCCTCACAGACCTGCTCTGTGCCCTCTTCCCGTCCGTGGCATCCACCGCCACTCCGGGCTCGGGTGTCGCTCTCGACGTGTCGACGATGTACGATGCGCAGTTTGCCCTCAACAGCCAGTCGGTCGGTGGCCCGTTCGCTGCGGTCCTGTCTCCGAAGCAGATCAACAACTTCCAGGCCAGCCTCCGCGCTGAGGCCGGTGCGGTCCAGTTCGTGCCTGCCACCGCTGAGCTGCTCGCCCTTCGCGGTCCTGGGTTCAAGGGCACCTGGAACGGTGTCCAGCTCTTCCAGTCCGACTCTGTGACTGCCTCGGGCGGAAACGCCCTCGGCTGCATGTTCGGTGCCGGTGCCTTCGCCTACACCCTCGCCAACGCTCAGCTCGCTGCTGGCATGGTGCCCCCTGGCCTGCTCTACATGGCAAACAACGCCATGGTGATCGAGATGAGCCGCGATCAGAGCAACTTCGTCACCTCCCTCATCGCCAGCATCTTCCCCGCTGTCGTCGAGGCCGAAGACCTCCGGGCCTGCCAGATCATCAGCGACGAGTAAGACCCCACAACAACCACCCCAGAGGTTGCCATCATGAAGAAGACCCACACCCTCTCAACCGCATCGCTTCGCCGCGCTCCGGTTGCGAGCATTGACCCCGACTTGCTGCCGCTGAGGCCGCGCACCAATGTGCCCTGTCAGTTCATCTTCGTGCATTACGAAAGTGCATGGGAGTACGACGCAGAGCATGGATGGATACCGCGACTCTCGAAGCTACTGGCGAAGCCTGGTGTCAATGGGGTCGGCAAGGATGGCAACCTCCAGCCTGCGATCAACGGGGCCACTGCGAAGGGTGGCACCATCATCCGAGACGATGACCGCAGGTTGCTCCGAGAGGGTGAGGATGTCGATAGCGCCGTATTCTACGGATACGGACGCTACTACCGCACCGTCAACCGGAACGGCTCACAGGGGCCTCACTGGTACGCGGAGCCCGGAGCGGTGCCCTCGGTCACACCGTCCGGTCGCATCCTCTGGAACCACGATGAGCAGTCTCGGATCTTCGCTGCCTTTCGAGCGCACATCAGAGACACCGGCATCATCCAGCCGATGCACCCTCTCACCCTGGCCGAGCACCTCGACGCTCAGGGTGCCAAGGTCGAGCGACTCAAGGCGACCGTCGCCATGAACCCACATCTCGCGGGCAAGTTGACCGAGGCGACCGAGCTGCTGAAGGCGATGCAGCCCACCGAGCAGGAAGTCGAGGCCGACACGAAGGCAGCGCGCAAGGTGACCCGCTCTCGTCGGAGCCGCTCCGATGGGTGAGCAGGACGGACGACGAGCGGCCATCGACCGCATGGCTCGGCAGATTGTCGAGTCCAACCAGGGCAAGGTCTCCGCAGACAAGGCCCGACAGCTCGCCAGGGATGCGGCCATCCGAGCCGACCGACGCGAGAAGAAACGCTAACCCCGCGAGCAATCGCGGCTCTCAACCCCTGACATCAGGAGCACATCATGGCTATCAAATCCGTCCGCCTGCCCGGTATGGTCGAGGTCTCAGACCCCGGCAACGCTGGAGCCATCATCCCGCCAGCACACCACAACATGATCTGCATCATGGTGACCGGGGGCTCTGGTGAGACCCGCAGCCTGACGCCTCCCAGCTTCGCAGGGCAGACCTGCACTGTCATGCTGTCCACCGATGGAGGCGGCGATGCTGTTGTGACGGCCAGCCCTGCCATCAACACCACGGGCAACAACACGTTGACCTTCGCTGATGCTGGCGACTTCATCCGGCTCTTTGCTGGCGATGAAGGTTCTGGCCTTGCATGGCGCGTCGTGGTCAACAATGGCGTTGCGCTCTCGACCGTCTGATGCCTGACGCCACTCCATACTCCGCACGCTGGACCGGCCCTGTCCTCATCCCCAGAGGGCAGGACACTACCGTATCGGTATCCGTGGAGCTCAACGGCTCCGCGCCTACCGTGTCGGCGGTCACCTTCTCGCTCTGGGACTCCAGCGGCACGGTGCTCGTCGACGCTGGCTCAGCTTCGGAGAGTGGAGGGCTGCTCAGCTTCACCGTCACTGCATCGGTGACCACCGGCCAGAGCCTCGGCCAAGGCTACCTGCTGAAGTTCTCCGCGACCATCGGCGGAGACCGTCACGACTTCTACAATGAGGCTGCGCTCTGTTTGTCGAGGCTCTACCCACCGGTAGGGACCACCGACCTGACGAACCGCTACAGTCGCCTCGCTGCGCTCCAGACGACCGGTGCCAGTGACTTGCAGAAGTTCATCACCGACGCATGGACTGAGCTGACCTCTCGGCTGTTCTCCGAGGGCTTGCCATTCTGGCGGATGCGGACACCATCGGCTCTGCGTCCGTGGCTGACTGCTCAGGCGTTGGTGTTCGCACTCGATGACCTGGCGCTGACTCTCGGAGACGGTGGACCGTACCGAGACGAGGCGCGGCGGATTGAGCAGACCCTCCCCCGTCTCTATGGTCAGATCCGGAGCCGGATGGACACCGACGAGGACAACACTGTCGGCGAAGAGCAGCAGGCAGCCAGCCCGGTAATCATCCTCTCCAGCGGTCGCATGGGACGGTATACGCGGTGACCTACGCTACCGCCCTCACCGCAGCGATAGCCCGCCTCGTCGCAGCGGGTCTCGTCGAATGCAGGTCACCGAACGGGCTCTTAGGTGCTGGGGCTCCTCGGGGTCACCGCTCGGTGGCCTGTCTGCCTGCTGGTGACCGCAAGCAGCGCAGCCGAGAGGCCGCACGCGTCGACGGTCTCCGAGTGACCGCACGCTTCACCGTCCAACTCGGCCATGAGCTGAAACCAGGGGCAGGACTTGAGGCACCATCGCAGGCGCTACAGGACCTCCACAGCGCTCAGCGGGATCTCATCCAGCCGGGGACAAGCCTCACCACCGAGGGGGCGCTCACGTTCGGTCCAGTGACCACGACCCGCTTGCAGGGTGGCGCCTACATGATCCAGGTCTTCGAGCTTGGAATCACTTTCAATCTCGACATGAGCGCACCGTGAGCGTTGACCTTGACATCCAGCTCCGCAGCGTGGAGCGGCATCTCAAGCGCAAGCACGGAGAGCGCCGGGTGTTGACGGCTGGCGAGTACATGGTGCTGCTCAGTGGGGGCCAGGATGTGCTCATTCAGCTCCGGGCGGGCTGGCCTATCGTCACGGGTCGCAGTCGAGCCGGATGGGACGTGCAAGCCATCCAGCGCCCCTTCATCGGCTACCGGGTGAGCAACGGTGTCGACTACTCGCAGTGGGTTCACCGCTCCGGTGAGGGTCCAGACCCGCTCTGGGAGCGCCAGATGCTCATCATCCGGGACACCATCTTGCCGCCCATTGTCGAGCGGCTAAACCGGACCATCACCGAGACCGAGCGCTACAGCCAGCCAGCACAGGAGCAGCAACCGCAGCGCTCGCTATTTCTGGCGACGCCACAACAGCAGACCGTCGACCTCTTCAGCCAGGTCCGCAGGCTTCGCCGCCTGGTGCGGAGGCGCTGATGGATGTCAACCTCTCCACGGTGCGCCAGCTCTCCCCCGTCTTCGAGGCCGGTGGCACCATCGACCTCGAGGTGCTCAGGCCCGTACTCGAGCAGCACGCGGCCAGCATGGTCGAGGATGCACGCACCGGCTGGCCTGTTGACACCGGCATCAGTCGAGAGGCATGGGAGGCCGAGATTGACGTGAGCCCGACAGAGCTATTCGTCTCGCTCATCAACGAGGCCCGCCAGCGGGGTCGAGGCTATGCCGTCTACATCCACCGAGCTCGCTCTCAACGTCTGGTATGGACAGAGGTGCAGGAGCGGCTCACGCTAAACCTGATTCCCGCATTGCAAGCGGACATCGCACTAACGCTCGCAGAGAGCATGAGAGGGTAAACCATGGCAGAGTCTACAGTCGTTAAGGTCCGCAGAGATGGAGAGGTCTCGTTCTCCGATGGGACCGGCAGCCCGCTCATCTACACCGTGAGCTACGAAGACGGAAACGTCAGCTTTGCCCGCGAGAAAGACGAGCGCATCGTCATCCGTGACCGGGGCAACATCGTCGGCTCTCGGAAGGGTGACACGCCAGTCCTGACCGTGACCTTCTCCGTCCACATGCGGAGCTTCACGACCACAGCAGGTACTGACCTCACCATCTGCGATGTGATGGACCAGACCGGCAACGTCGCGACGATTCCGTGGGTCAAGGCTTCCGCTGCTCATGAGGAGTGGAACCTCAACCTGAATTTCAAGGTCGAGAACACCGACCACGGTGGTGGTGCTGACTACGTGGTCACCTTCGCGCACTGCATCTTTACCTGGGACTTCTCCGAGGGTGACCCCGATACCATCAATGTCACCGCTGAGTGCATGGGTGGATACTCCGCAACCGGCCCGACGTAGGACTGACAGATGAAGACC